AATGGTTCAATGACCAAGGGAGCTGTAAAAATTGGTGAAGGTAAGTACGGTAAAGTGTATCGTGGGTGTGTAGATGAGGGGTGTGAAAAGTACATCGTCTATAAAGAAGTCAGACTACCTTCACTGAGTGAAAAGACGAATAATGTACCGTTAAAAATTTTCAAAAATATCTTCGATGAAATGAATCTAAAGATGGAATTTACCATCGCGAAAAAGTTGGAAGGTTTTGGGGTTCCCAAGATGTACCTCTACAAATCGTGTGATGGTAAGGATATTCTCTACTCCGAGTACGTGAATGGTAAAGAGTTGGGTGAGTGGATGTGGAACAAACCTACACTCAGTGCGATCAAATCAGTCATGACACAGGTAATCTATAACCTCTACCGTATTCAACAGAAGTATCCAGGGTTCCGTCATCACGATATCCACATTGGAAATATTTTGGTGCGTCCAGTGCCCACAAAGGATATGAAAATCAAGTTGAGTAACAAGACATTCACAATTTCGAATGCAGGTTTTGAAGCTGTCATAATTGATTTTGGATTTGCTGTATTCCCAAGAATTAAGAACCCTCTCATAAACGCCAATAATTACAAAAATATCGGTATTTCGAGAAAGTCTGATAAACACTACGATTTACACGCATTCTTAAATTCCATACACGCCATGGTTCGACAACCACGGACCACGACGGAACGTATAGTGAAAACATTTGTGCAGTCTCTTTTATCAGACAAGTATCTTGTAAATAATTCGAATGTTGTAAAGAACTATAGGCTGAGGGGTAACAAGACGGTGAATTTGAGCTTCGAGGAAGTTCTTTCCAAGTCTTTTTTCACGGGTGAGAAGAGTGCACCACTCGTGATTCCAGTCATCAAACCCCAAAAACCTGTGGTCATAATGGTTCCCAAAAAGAAGTTTCAGTCTCCAGTCGATAAAAAAGCTGCAATCGCTCGTGCAGCTGCTATGCTAAAAGCTACACCTAAAATACGAAAGCCTATCATTCGTAGAAAATAATAGTAACCTATATTAAATAATGATCGCTTTCATCATTCTCGCGCTAATCGCTATTGTCATACTTATTCAGACCAAGAAGAAATCCTCCACTGGTGGGGGTAAGAAATGGACTGTTTTCGGAACTATGGGTTGTGGTTGGACAGTCAAACAACTTGACTACATGAAGAAGAATGGAAAGCCCCATACATTTGTGAATTGTGATGAGGGTGGGTGTGATGGCATGGATGCTTTCCCCACCCTCAAGGGTCCCAATGGTGAAACGTCTGTCGGATACACCGAGATGTAAACATTTATTATTCAAGAGTTGATTGTATCAACTTATCAATAATGAAATTAGATGCCACGCACAATCTGGAGAGAGAGGGCGAGGACGAAAGCGTCCAACATAGTGTTGATGGGCTTGAGAACGGAGATGTGCTTCACAAGAGACCTGTTCCACACGACACGGAGAAGGAATGTGCTGATGAGAATGGTCAGCACGAACACCAGAAATTCCATGAGTGCTTCGGAGCGAGTTTTGGCCTTGGTTACTTCTTGAATCATTTATTACAAGTGGAGATTTTTTTCTGTATCAATTATAAATGAAGGTACTCCCTCTGAGTGGTTCTGAGAGTAAGTACACCGATCGGAGGTGGGGTTCCCAGAAAGGTATAGGAAATAACAACTGTTATGCCTATGCCGTTGGTGATTATGAAGCCTATAGGTGGCAAAAGTCCATTCCCGGTGATCGGTCTGGACTCTCGAATGGAAATCATTCATACACACACTGTACAAGTCTCCCAAAGCGCGTTGTTTCAGACAATCCCAAAATTGTCTACAAAGCAGGAGCTAATGAGAAATGTAAAAAGGGATACTATAAAGTTATGATGTTCGTTTCTCCTGGGCGTCCATCAAACTATATCCGTCAAGGAGATTTTCACTTCTACAAACAGCATGGGGTTGTTGAATACAAGATCAAACCTGGGGACACTGTGGCATCTGTAGTCAAGTTTTTCAAAGTTCCAGAATCTAGGGTAAAGAGGGCTGGGCCATTCAATGTTGGTAAACGTATCATTTTCAAATCGAATGTATTCAGTCACAAGCGTGGGTGGGCGACTGGTCCACTTCTGACTGATGCAAGAGGTAAGGCTATTACGGATCCTCGAAAGGCTTCAAGGAACTATCCTGGATTGAATTATGAAACGTATTGCAGCTCATTCTGTGTCAAGAATCGAGGAATCAAAGTCGGTAAGACTCATCCCAAGGTCATCAAGAATACTGTCTAAATCTGGTTGATTTTCGACATCGAAGTTGATATCAAAGAGATCTAATACATCGAATATCGATTCTTCATTCAAGGACACAGAGTTCCCCGTCGCTGTGTAATTGTTTTGAATCGTGACGACAATTTTAAATTGTGAAGCATCAAAAACCTTTCTACATGTTGGGCATGTATTCTTACCTTGGTCTTTCCATTTCTCTAGACAGTTGGAATGAAACACATGTCCACATCGAATCGGAGGGTTTGTCCTCGTCGATTTGACTTCACTGAGACATATGGCACATGTTGACATTCTAGAGTATGGGGTTAAAGTTTTTTTCGTGATTTAGCTCAGTTAGTAAATATCGGGAATCTTGAGAAGAGGTTTGTCACAGTTGTTACAGTTCGCTTTACCCTGCTCCTCCTGTACCTTGGAGAGAATACTGGGACCCTGGGTCTGAAGTAATTTACGGTACGAGTAGTTGTCCTCGAACGTAATATTGTTTTGCTTCATCACGTAGTTGTTGAAAAGTTGGGCAGAAGACTGTATGGTGAAACACCTACCATCGGCCATACCAAGTCGTTGAGACATTTTGTTATTATTACATCAGAAATTAATTTGTCTATTGGTGATCGTCTGCATCCAAGATTGAAATCCTTTTGCTTTGAGTGTTTCAATCATTGGCTCACACCTGTATCCTAAAAATATGTCAAAGACATCAGTCTCCACAGTTCTCGACACTCTAATGTCAGGTCTCTCATTGATGTGCTGGTTGATGATGTTATATGCGAATGCAATTTCTTTGAGAGTCTCCGCCCCTGTTATGATAATCTTACCAGTACTGAAGATACTACAAGTAATTTCCTTCATGTCTTCTGCTGGTTTGAACTTGATCTTGACGGCTGAGTATCTATCCGGCTCGAAGGATACTTTGAAGATATCATCGTACTCTTCAAACCAGTCAGCCACTTTCATGAGGTTGATGTTGTAGTTGAGACTGAAGTTTGAGTTGATCATCACCACACGGAAAGCATCGGTTGATATACCGATATCAATTTCCAAAAATATTTTGAAGATGTAGATGAGTTGTGTGATGATACGCTTACAGTCAAAGAGGTCACAACATCCTGCGACTTGGATACTTCCATTTGGAAACACTTTGACAGATTTGGTACTGTAACTATCGTGATAGGTGAGTGTTACCTGATTATAAAATGTCGTTGGCTTCAACTTCCATTCAAATCCATCTGTGGTGGTTCCACTTCGTTTGAGACGATACGATCCAACCCGTTCAAATGTCTCACGAAGCCTTTTAATATCAATGGTCTGTGCAAAACTTGAGACCATCGTGATCGTGGTGATCTTGACCCATGAAGGACGGGTCTCGTCTGGTAAAGCTTTTCGCATATCATCTAGGGTGAGGAGATATGAAAAACTATTATTTGCAATAGTTGAATACATTTTTGAACATACTTTTTACATTATAGGTGACACACTTAGGTGTTTAAAGAGATTGTGAGACCTTCATTTAGATGACTTCATTTTTAAAATCTGCCAGGGCTATTCACGATGTTGAGTCTGACCTAGCTTACATCGAAATATATTACGATAAGTACACGAAGACTAAGGGTTATACGTCTTTCACTGACTATCTTAATGCAGAACCCCTAGGAGACTGGTTGCAAATTCAAAGTGAGGGGAGGGACATTCAGTATGATAAGTTTCTAGACACGATGGTCAGTAAAACGATCGAAGTACAACAGAGACTCGCTGAACTCGCATTGGATACTGTTCTTATGACCGACCAAGATGATCGCACATATATTCGCATCGCGCACGCCATTAAAATCCTTGATCCAACATTCCAACCACCCCGTGTAAATATGGAGAGTGCTTGGCAGATGGTATTTATTAAAAAGTTTTGTAAAAAGACTTTACCTGAAGCCATTCAAATGTGTGTGAGTACATCACGTCTCACACACTTCTTCAATATCTTGCGTATAATAGAATTAAAGTAATGAAGAAGATGATAAAAAATAATCCAATGTAAGACATTCGTGACTTTTTAGATATGCCAACCGTGATACGTTTTTTATCTTTGCAAGTAAAACCTGTATCGATGTTACGCATAGGGTGAACACTCTTCGAGATCATACATGGTTCAGTCTCACTCTTACAGGCATTAGTCTCACAAAAAACACTCTTTTCTCGGTGATCTAAATCCGTGTGCGAAGTTACTTCCTGAAAATCACTAAAATCACCCGTCTGTCGAATGCCACCTGGAAGGGAAAAATCGTGTTGGACAAATGGATTGACATCATCGATGGCATACTCATCGTTGAGCATATATTCACTCATCGTTGTTACTACTAGTTCAGATTATATTTTTTGTCTCGCATCTTGTACCGATGTTCTTGCCACATCTTATCTAGATCAAC